CGTCGTCGGTCTGGAGACTCAATCCTGGCGCTGAAGGGCACTTGATCCAGCCATCGATCTCCGCGTTGTTCTGGCGAGAGCACATGAGGCGCTCGATCACCTGATCGACGAGGGAGACGGCAAATATCAGGCGCCAGCGCCCTTGTTTGACTTTCTTCTTCGAATGTGGCTCGCCCTTGACGAAGGTTCGCACCGGGTCGCAAAACCCTTGCGCGAGCAACTCAGAGGCCGTAAGGCCGTCGATGGGTTTCTCGCACAGTAGTTTGAGCCTGTCTAGGACGTGCTTGGTTAGGGTTTTCAGGCCCTGGTCGACAAAATCACCGTTGCTGGTGTAGTCGCAGTGGTAAGGAATTCCAGGCTTGGAAGACCTCACGATCTGGTCTGCAACAAAAGCAATCCTCTCAGTCATGACAGCCTCGTCGATACCGTTCTCGGCGAACCCCTTAGGGGCCGAGGTTTTAGGGTAGAGAGGCAAGATCTTTTCCATGAGGAGCTCTAGTTCTGCTTCGGTGGGCTTTGCCCCGCGGACGCGGCGCGCCGTTTGCTTCGAGAAGCTCTCGTGCGCTGCTTTCGCGGTTTGGTTGGCATTGCTCCAGTTGTCGAGTCCGGGGAACTCGCCGTGGAGAGCGGCGACGGCTGCGTCGACGGCTTTTGGGGCCGGAGCATTGTTGAGTCGCTGCTTGTACCTCCCGATTTCGCAGACTCCGTCACGGATGTCTGGTTCGTCGTAGAAGGCGTAGAAGGCGTGTTCTTGGCTTTGAGAGGACTTTCCGGGGCTGTCCTTGCCCCTAGCCGAAAATCCTGCTTTGCAGGCTTGGCTTTAGGCAAGGCCCTTTTCTTCGCGTCGTTTGACATAGTGCTCGCCACGATGGCGGAGGTAGGTCTCACGGAGAAGGACTCGGGAGTAGCTGATTCCTGGGTGTCTTCGTCATAGTCATAGTCTGAATATCCTTGAGAGGAAATCTCATCGTCAGAGGCGTCCGCCCAGTACTCACCCGTTTTGGGTTTGAACTCGACGTACGCCGACTGTTTCGATAGGAAACGTCGCTCTTGTTTTCCGATCAGGATGCGGTCTTCCCACACTTCGGTTTCCGTGAGTCTCCAGTCCGTCTCGATGTGGTCCTCCCACTCGTCTTGGCGAGTGTCATGGTTACCATCAGCGTAGTCGGAGGACTCAGTGGTCACTTCGTGCGTTGGGTGGATGACTTTCCTGAGGCGGTCCAGTCTCACACCGCGGTTGGTGTCTCCGTTGGCTCCAAGGTGTAGACCGAGGATGCGCGCTCCGGCCATGACAGGTCCTCCAG